TTTCTACCTATTTATATATGTTATCACAATGCTGTTATATGTGCAATCCAGTATGATATACACTATTGTATAAGCGAATAATTAGTTGGGAAGTCTTAACTCCATACCTGCATAAAGCATATCATCAAGTGTCATTCCATTATGCTCTGCAAGTTCTGCTGCTCTGCCTTCATCTCCAAGGTAATCTCTTGCAATCTGGCAGAAACTTCCTCCTGGTTCTACAACTGCTACTCTTTCTTCTGCATCCTGCGATGTTTCCTCTTCCGGCTCTTCCTCACTTTCTGCTGGTGTATTATCTTTAGGATAATACTTAGCTTCCATGGCGGCCTGATAGTCTGCATAATTGTATCCTTCAGCTTCAAGCTTCTGTCTTCTCTCTGGATCATTGCCATATTCTCCGCGATAAATTGCGTCAATTACAGATTCATCAAGTTCCTGTGATGGCTGCTCAATGTTTTTCTCATCTTCTGAATCATTAACCACACTCCAAACATAATCATTGAACACTCTAAGTCCAAAATCATTGATAAGCGCAAGTGTTGTTTCATAGTAATCTGGAGCTGTAGCATAATTATAGCCAACCCAGTTACCGTCTGCATCTCTATCCGTATTATTGACAGCATTTGTGAGACCATATAACTCACCTTCAACCGTATTAGCAGATGTAGCATCATTATAATTATCCCACTGCATTAAATCCAAATATCCATATATAGCTCCCATTGTATTAGGATATTTTGCAAATCCAGCTTTAATATTAACATATGTACCGTTAATAAACTCTGTTGTATCACATGTGATGTCTGTTCCCTTGATTCCAAAGAGCGTGCTTGCATCTAAGTTCCAGCCAGATTCTTTAGCGGCCTGTGCTAAAATAACAGCCGGACTAATCGTCTTCTTTCCTTCTCTTCTATACTTAACCCATGCATTGCACACCACAGGCGCAAGTGTATTGATGAAATTGTTTACATGTTCATATCTTGTATTAATTGTTGGAAATGTTCTCATATTATTTATCCTCCTGATCATTGTTATCAATTGCTGTTTTCTGCTCCACCTGACTTTTTAAATTCTTAACAATAGGCTGCAAGAATGGTGGAAGTGTTACGCCAATATCATTGATGTTTTCCAATATACTTATAATTTCGTTACAGATCAGCCATATTGCCACAACACAAGCCACTAAAAATGTAAATGGCAATGTTATTCCAATAACACCTGCAGAATAAGAAAGGAGCTGGTCTACTATCACACCAACTCCCACCAAAAGCCACATACATATTTTCTTTGCAATCCCTCTTATTCCTTTATAACTATCTATTTGCTGCTTTCTAAATTTAGAAGCCGCAATACCTGTGAAATAATCTATTAGATTACATGTTACCAATAATAATACTGGAATAGCCAAAATTCCCAGGGCACTTAATATAATGCTCCACACCGCTGTTACAATTACTTTTAATTTTTCCATAAGTCAATATCCTTTCTGTTACTGGTGCAATTTCATTTTTTCCATTGTTATATGTTCACAAAACAGTAATAATATTAAATACGACGGTACAATTACTAAGGCAGCATTCGAAACTTAACTAAATATAAGTGAGCCTGTAATATAATCGTCTTTCTTAAATTCAGTAGTTGCCCACGCTCCTTTCTTCCCATCTTTTGTGTAGTATCTTGCAAAAGCATAATGTTTGTTTGCGGAACTATATAATAATGTCGTTCCATATCCAACCAGCTTTTGTCGAACTACACCTGCAGAATCATATGGAATATAATTACTTTCTAGTATTGTATTAAAATCAATGCTCATTTTTTCTAAAACTGATTCGACATCATAATATCCAGAAAAATTATTTAATGTAGAATCTGGTGTTTCAATTCTGGAAGCAAAGTATAAAATCCCTGTTTTAGTAGATTTGTTATAATAACAGTAGTTATATCCATATCCCTCAAAAGTACCATCACTCGCAATATTTTTACAAAAGCAGTTTTTAACGTCAATATTACTGTTTAGTGCACTTACCTCGCTTCTGAGATTAGCAATCATGTCATTGTTATCTTTGATTCCCTTATCCATTATGTTAAGGTTGGTTGGGTTCCACGGTGTCTGTCCTGTCCAACCTACTCTTTTGTAGGCTATAAATCCGGATAAACTCATAATTACATCTCCTTAATTGCTGCCATTACTTCCGTTTCAAAATTAGCGTAATCTGTATCGCATTCGTCCTGATTTTCAAGATACGTTTTTTTATTCTGAATTCTTTTACTAAGAGAAATCTCTCCTGATGAAGGTATATTGGCTGAAAATGTGACTACAGTCTTTCCCTCTATAGAGCTATTTCCGCTCACTGACGTACTCTTTGTTGTATTTAACATAACTTAATTCCTTTCTACCGCTGTGCGGATTTATATACCTAATTTTTGCCTAATCCATTGTGATAATTCCATCCAACCACCTTCAGACCATATATAATAGTAATCATAGGTATAACAGCTCCCATATATTTCCGCATTATTGCTTACAATCATTTTTTTGCACGATATAGAACCATCCCCCTGATTACACATAATATTCTCTGCGCCTATAATTGTTGTTGCAGACCCATTAGTGACGGACATACCATCTGGTGCAAGACCTAGTGAACTTGAACTACAATTAAGAAGTATTATATTTTCCCCACTATTAGATGTATCTATTTTAATAGAGCCTCCCGTTATTGTTGCATTGTTGCTTTTTATTGTTCCTTCAATATCAGCGTTTGTTGCATGTATCTCTCCTGTATGTCCAACTCTAAACGGAGCTTTATCAGGTGTATCTGAGCCAGCCCAAAAAGCCCAACCGTATCCACTTTTACTACTTATGCCAACTTGTGCACCTACTAAAGTGTAATCATTGATTGCGTAGCCGCCTATTGTGCTGCCTTTAGCATTTAATTTTTTGCATGTTATCGTTCCATCCGCTGTAATAGTCGTATTGGTAGATGCAAGCGTAAATCTATCACCGGAAATATTTAAGCCTCCTCTAGCTGTAATATTTATGGTGTCTGCAATCGCTTCAATCGCAGAACGAAGCTGTCCGTTTTCATTTTTAATAAATGCCGTTAAACTAGCTGTTGTAGCATAGCTTTCAAGGCTGTCAGTTGTGGCATAACTTTCAAGATTCTTCTTAGTAGCATAATTATTAGAGACTTCTAACTTTATACTATTGCTTTCTTTGCTTACAGACTGGGTTATTGCATTATTCATTTGCATTGTCGTGCTGTAATTATCCTTCAAATCCTGCTGAGTCAACAATAAACTGCTGCTTATGCTATCCAAATTTATTCTCAAGGCAGAATTTTGCTTCAGCATATAAGCTGTTTCCGAATTAGGTATCTCTTTCCAACCATGGCTTCCATCTGTATTACGAATGAAACGCCATGCTCTGCCTTCACTCTCCCAGTAAGCAACCTTTCCAATATACTTATCCCACTCAGTATCGTTATACTGCCATGTTTCTTCGCGTGGAAACTGTGTGTCTGATGGATAAACAGGAACACACCAATCCCAAGCCGGATAATTATCCTTTGTTGGCACATAAGATATTAAATAGATTTCATCATCGTACTTGGCTAGATTAGACAGGCTTACACTGTATTCCTGCAATGTCTGGTTTACATTAGAAAACTTTTCCTTAACGCTGGTTCCATCTATGTTCTCAGTCCACCAAAGCTTCTGTGTTATAAAATCATCAGACTGCTTTAATAAGCTTCCCCATTCAGAATAATCCTTTCCAGAACCGGTTTTTATATCCTGCAGAAGAACATTAAGTGTCTGTGCTGCATCATCCAGATATATCTTGTTGCTCTTAAGCGTATGTGTGCCATCATTGTTAATAACACTAAAAAGGCTTGCTATATCCAGTTTTCCAGCAGATATATTTGCATTTTCTTTTACCATGTCGTTGCGGATTATCTCACGTTGAACTCCCTGTTCTGTAAGACCTAGCGCGTCAAACATCAGGTTGCCCTTTACATCCCACACATACATGTTATAGTCTCCAGATGTATCTTTACCTATCTGAACGCGAACACGCTTAGAATCACTTATCTGTATCGTATTATCAGACCATCTACTCAAACCGTCTTTGCTATGTACTGCAACATCTGTGGTATCAATGTCCAAGGCCTTTATTTTCTTTGCATCTAAAGAATCTATCATAGAGTCCTTAATCTGTGCTGTACCTATCATGCTAATAACACTATTGGCAAAATCTGTAGTAATGCTTTCGCCAGTGGAAGAGCCAAACATTAATGTTTTAATACCAGCAACATCACCATCTAATATGCCTACTTTCTCATATTTAACATTAAGCTGCTCTATGTCAGATTTTATTACCTTTTCTTCTTCTATTGTTGCAAACTTTATGTCTGCCTCATTAGATTTAAGGTAATTATTCTTAATATTCTGCAGCTCATTGTTTACAGACACAATAGTCTCTGCAGTTACCGTATTAGCCTTAACCCATTCTGCATCTACCTTTTTAGAAACCAGTTCCTTAGTAAGCATCATTTCCGCATATGTTCGTTCTGCAAGCTTAGTAGATGGTCCTTTATAATCTGTCTCTGTTTCAGTTTCTGTTTTGCCATAAGCTGTAATAGTCATAGCAAGACCGCCATCATATTCCTGAGTTATATTCATAACCGGAACCTTATAAGTCTCCCCTGATTCTTTAACAGTTACAATATCCCATGGATCCAGTCGTATGTCTCCAAGCGTCTTTAAGCTTGCACCTCTATACGCAAATCCTCTTACTTTCTTATATACAGAATTAAGCTTTTCTTCTGTCATAAGTGGATTATCAAATGTTATTCCCAGAGTTCCACTTCCTGCTGTAAAAGAAGTATTACTGTCAACATTACATGTGAAATAATCTAAATGGTAATCACTCTCATTCTTTTCAAATGTCATTATCCGGGATTCATTTATCGTATAGCCATTATCCTCATACCACTTAATAACAATTGTGCCGGTTCTGTCTACGCAGGCAAAACCTCCAGCTAAAGAAGCGATATATCCGATAACCTCACGATAGGTATATCCTACCGGTGCAGTATCAATAGTTATTCCATTCAATCCAGATACATTACAGGGAACGCCACATCCAGTACTTATCTCTTTTAAAACAGATTCTGCACTTGCGGGATATGTCAATTCAGATACATATACACCTGTGGTCTTCATCATTCTGTCGTAAGCCGTAAATGTTGTGGTTGCCTGGTCAAGCGTTGGATGTTCTGCAGTAAAAAAGCCAAGTGGAATATACTCATACTTTCCGCTTGGCAGTTTTAATCCTATTTCTATAGGAATCTCTGTGTTTTCAAACAACTCATTTATTCTTTTTACTGTCAGTTCTATCTTAGCTGCAACAGCCGAACCTATCTGTAAACCCTCATATGCGGAAGCGGTCTCATAGCTCATCTTTTTAAAGCCAGCGTCAATCCACTTACCATTTATCTTTAATCGTAAGTTAAATGTTCGCGATGGTGATCTAATCGTTGTTGCAAATTGCTCTGATACATTATTATACATAAGCTTAATCCTCGATCATAAATTCAATGGCCGCAATATCCTCTAATGTAGTTCCATCGTATCTGCTGTCAGAATCACATACAGATATGTCATCCATCTTAATCATATGTACATCAACATCCGTTTCCATGTTGTACATCTCATCAATCTCTTTTACAACTTCCTGCTCTTTACCTTCTGGGAACTGGTAAGAATCTCCATCCATGACAGCATTCCCATTTTCATCTTTAAGCACATTGTTCTGTATTACTTCAGTTCTCTGTGTAACAAAAATATCTACTTCTCCTAACAATGTCTTAAGGTTCTTTGCAATTGCATAATTTACTTTTACAGGCCAATGCTTTCTTAAGCCCTGTAATTTTTTAAGCATTGTTGCACTATTATCAATCTGTTTAATAGTCATTGTTTTTTTCATGTTCTGCTCCTTACTGTTGTATTATAGATACACTGGCACTTCTGTAGTAATAGTTACCGTCCCCTATATCACCCAGCACCTCTTTACTCAATGTACCTCTATAGCTTGTTATTGTTATATCCTGTCCATCGTCATGGAATGTTATTGGAAAGAATCCGGCGATGAGTTTGTTCTTAATAAGTGCCATCTCATCTTCCTTCAATATTCCCCAATTAATAGATAAGGTCTTCTTTTCAGCGACAACATCACCCAACATTGTTCCGTCAAGTGCTCGTCCTGTAGAAGAAGACCATATAATCTCATCATCCACCTTGATGGACACAGGAGCCGGAAGCTCCTGCCCGTCACATCTCAGTATCAATTCATCACATCCTTGTTAAGTTATAATCTCACATTTTCCTGTCTGCTTTGTATGCTCGTTAATCTTATCAACCACATATTTCTTAAGACTCTTTCCATCAAGCTGTATATCAAGGTCCAGTGTTTCAAGTATCTTAAGTATCTGCTTAAGAATACTTATAGCCTCTGCCAATAACTCTGCACTGGATGCCATAGCTGCTGCCTTCTGTGCCATATCAAGTAATTTATCCTCAGGTGCAACAACTTCACCCTGATGTCTGTTATCGCCAATCATGGCAAGCTGTGGAGTGTTTGGCTTAACGTATCCGCCTTGTGCAAGGTATGGAATCTTGGAGAAGTCGGCTTCCGGTAAATGGAATCCAAAATCTTCGCCACCTATGCCCGGTACCCAGTTTGGTACTTTAAAGCTAAGCTTATTTACAGACCTTACTATTGCATTTATGCCAGATTGAACACCTGTGATCAGTCCGTTAATAAATCCAATTACCATATTAATAGGCCCTTTAGCAATATCAGCAATACCGCTAAATATGCCATCAAAAGCCGTAACTATACCATTCCAAGTGCCTTCCCAGTCACCAGAGAAAACACCCTTAATAAACTGTATAACTCCTTTAAATACAGTAATTGTATCGTTCATTAAATCAGCTATGGTTCCAACGACAACTCCAACCTTATTCCCTATAGAATCAAATATAGCTATAAATATTGGTCCTAATAGTTCAGATAAAAATCCAACTACAGGTGCAATAAAGTTGTTATATATTGTCGTAGCACATGTAACTATCTCACCAACAAAATCCAAGAAATTGGCCAGCAGTGGCTGTAAATGTTCACTCCATACTCTATCAATTACATCTAAAGCATTCTCCCAGACTGGCTGAAGCATATTATTCCATATATCTAAGAATACATCTCCGGTAGTCTTAACAGCCGCTTTTATTCCAGTAAATATCGGCTCTCCCCATTCGTTCCATGCCCCTGCCATTGTATTAACCAAGCCAATCCATACATTTGATATAGATTCAATGGCTGGACTTACACCTTCGCTCCATAAAGAATTCCAAGATGCTTTAAATGTATCAAATATTGTTCCATTTAAAGATAGTGTCTGGGATGCAAAATCCGTCAGCATTGGTAATCCAACAGAAACAAAATTTGCAAGTATAGGATATGCTGCTTTATTCCATACATCCGAAAAGACTGTATTAAAGCTATCAAATAATCCATTTAATATACTGCCATTAGTATCGACCCATGTTACAAGATAATTTGTAAATGGACCATTAAAATAATTTAACAACGGCGGTCCTAATGCTCTTATATCATTAAACGCACTTGCTAAGTTTTTCTTGGCTGTATCTGTATTTTTTGTAAGTCCATCCCATATTCTTGACATAGATGGAGAAAATGTCGATACACTCCATTTGCGGAGTTTATCTAATTCTTTCTTTGCCTTATTTACAAAATCACTAATTGCAGATGTTGCATTAGATGTACTTCCACTCACATCTGGTACAAGGTCAACACTTCCGATTCCTGAAGATGTTCCACCTGTACTACCGCTTGAATCAGAACTATCATCTGTTGGCTCTGTCAGCTTATTTATCTGGTCAAAGCCTGCAAGCGACTTTTCTATATCTTTAGCAGTCTTCTTGGCTGCACTTCCTATATCACCTACATTATCCGCTGCGCTGGATGCATCATCTCCTATACCAGCTATATCCGAACTTATCGAGCCCATAGAGGTTGATACATCTGCTCCTGTGAGCATTTGCACAAAGCTGGCAAAGCCATCTGCAACCTTCTGTAATCCTGCCAGCAAGTTGTTAAAGCCACGCAGAATAGGTGTAAACAATGCTATGAAGCCTTTACCAAGACTAGCCTTTAACTGCTGAAACCTTAATGTAAGTATTCTTGTCTGATTCGCCCAGGAATCCTGTGTCTTAACAAAATCACCAGTGGCATTGGACAGTGCACTAGTAACATATTGATAACGAAGCATTACTTTTTCCTGCTCTGTCATCTTAGCCGTAGTCTTACCAAAACCATTATTAAGTGCATACTGGTCTAAGTTCGTCTGAGTCATTACTACGCCCAGGTCCTTAAGTGTCTCAGTCTCGCCAGTCCAGATGGATTTCAGCTTTGTATATGCTTCATCTGTGCTCAAATTGTAAAATGATGCAACATCACCTGTTAATCCGGTAACATCTTCTGCCATATCAAGTGCAGCCTGTCCTGTAATACCCATTGCATTACTCATCTGGCCAAATACACCCATGTACTTCTTAGCAGATAATTCAGATAGTCCAAAGTTAGTCATGGCGTTAGAAGCCCACTGATCTGCCTGTCCACTCAAGTCCTTAAATGCCGTATCTACAACATTCTGTACTTCTGTAACATTAGAACCAACTTCTATGCAGTCTTTCGTAAACTTAGTAAAAGCTGCTATACTTAATCCAGCAGCTATTTTCTTTCCCATACCAGAAAAGATGGATGTTGCCTGCTTTGCTGCCTTATTGAAAGCACCTGTAAGCTGATTAACTATCTGTGAACTGTCTATGCCAAGTTCCAGAGCTATCTGTCCTACTACATCCGACATACTCCCTCCTTTCCGGCATTTAAAAAGACCACTTTCTACTTAGAGAAAGCGGTCTTAGCCCAATTTTGGAAGTCACTCCAATACTTATTGTAATTTGCATGATCTTCCATTAATTTTCTATTTCTTCTTAATATCCAGTCATTACGGATTTTCTTCTGTTCCTTAGTGAACTCCTTTATAACCTTAGGATCCTTTTCTGCTCTGATTCCCACAATTCTTCCAAGGGGTGTTTCAGGCATTATTCCACTAAGCAACGAACAGAACTCTGACCATGACATATCGTCTTCGGTACGCAACCGTATGCCATATTGGGACAGGAAGCTGGCTTCTATCAGCTCCCAATCATCCCATATATCATAATATGTCTCATGCTGAGGGTGTCTGCTCCTCGCCGTATGTTCCCATAGCAACCTGCATGATTGTATTATACATTTCCTTATATTCAGGAATAGGAAGGTCTAATGCCTCAATCTTATCTGAAGCATCCTTTCCAACAAGCATTTCAAGGCCTTTAATCATAAATGCCATATCATCCTTGTTTTCCTTGCTCTCTGCTTCCTGTGCCATAGCCTGTATGTTGAGAATTGTGCTCTTTCTGTTATTAACAGTAACAACCAAATCCTCTGTAATACGAATCATAGGTAACTGGTTCGTAATCTTCATAGATATATCTATTACTTTAAAATCTGTCTTTGCCATTATTCAAATCCTCTCTTTCTTTAAGCTGCTACATATGCTATATATGTTGGCTTTCCATCCGAATTTGCATCCCATTCAAGCGCATCAATACTTGTAGCATCTCCACCAAGAGATTTTACATCGATTACTGCAGGTACAAGAAGCTGATCAAGATTAGGGAATATAATAGACACCCATGTATTGCAATCCTGACCTGTCTTCATAAATCGACTTGCTACATAATCATTTCCTTCATCTCCATAGTTACGCTTACCGCCGAAAGACATACCAAGTGACTTACCTGTCATGAGCCTTCTTACCCAGCCAGCCTGATCCATTGGATTCCATTCCTCAATGGTTCCATCTACAGATATACTTAAGCTCTCTGCATCTTTTACAATCTTAGTTTCTACTGTTTCCGGTGTATCTGTGTTTTTTCTTCCAGTTATACATACTCCAAACTGAATTTTATGTACCGGATTAACCCCTGTTAATGGTGTAGCTTCCGCGTTATACCCAGCTATCTTTGTATTCTGTGACATACTTCTACCTACCTTTCATAACAAAATTTAAGTTCTATGACCATTTCAAATATTCCTTTATCATCTGTATCAACCTCAATCGGTGCTGATACTAACATTTCTGTAAAAAGAATATTTGTGTCATTAATGTTTACATGTTTCATATCTCTGAGCTTGTCGTAAAGCTCCTGTGAGACTTTTTCAGTCTCCCTGACACTTTTATTCCAATGAATCAGTATACTTATGGATTTGACAGCATAAGAGCTGTTCTGTATACCTCCAACAGCCATCTGAACATTATCTCCCCTGTTAAGATGGTATACACCTATGCTCTTATCTTTCTTATCATCAAGCTTTCCACAATATACATGGTCATCAGCCGCTATCCCAAGACCTGCTATAAGGTCTCTCACATCACCTATTCCTAACATCCTAACATCATAACCCCGCATTCTTTTTATAAAACTTTCCAAATGCTTTAGGTGCAAAATCCTGCTTTTTACCACCTTTCATATAGTCATCAAGCCATCTGCCTTTAGCATTTGCATTTCCTTCATGTTTCTTGCCGCTTTCATCTGTCCACTGCGTCTGATGGAAGTTGTATTCCGGATGATAATATAATCTTCTTGCCTGCGGTGCTGATGTTGATATGATAACTTTACCATTTACAGCTTTTGAAATACCATTAGTTACTGTCTGTCCATTTTCGTAAGTGGCAGTTTCACTCTTTCCTGCGCTAATATGAGTACTTTCTCCCTGCAATTTACCTGTATCTCTTGGTATCACCTGACTTTGCACAACATCCGTGTGTATAGCTTCCGCTGTCATTTCTAATGAAGTCGCCGCTGCTGCCGTAAGCTTCCTTACCATAGGCATATTAAGCTTCACTGTTGACTTAACATTCTTTGCCATTACATCACATCCAATCTTACATAATTAACCGTACCATCCGGATTACGGCACTTCGTACCCTTGTATATATGCCTTGTTACACCGAACACCGTTATATCACCTTTAGTAATAACAGGAAGCTCCGGTGCAATATCTCCTGGTATCAAAGCACATCCTTCAAGCTTTATAAGCACCTTTTCTACTGTTAATTCTGTCTTACCGCTGTCCTGATAGTTACATAAGCCATCCCAAATAATAGGTTCAAGAGGTTCTCCATAGACATTCCTGCCTTCCTGCTCTATCTCAAGGTGTATTTCTGTCTTACACATGCTCTTTAATATTAAACATGGGTACTTCATACTCACACCCCCAGACTTAAGCAGCACAAGCCAGTCTGACAGAGTATCTGGTATGTATCACGCTTTATAGCAATTCCATTCTGTACAAGGACATTCCAACTGCTGCCAAACTGCATAGATACTCCATTTAAAGAATAGTTCTGTAAGACACAATTAATCATGTCCTCATTCTCATATTCAAAATCAGCCATCTCACAACACACATCTATCAGTATGCCTTGCTGGAACTCTGTCAAATTATTAAATCCTCTTGATGTTATACGATTAAAAGTAAGCGAGTCGATATGCCGGCTCGCCTGTTTTAATCTTCGTTCTATCTGCTCATCTGGGATAAGTCTATGTTCACTAAGGTACTGCTCTTTACTTGCATATACCATAGGCTTACTCTGCAATCTCTTCTGCAGGATCTACATCAACGAATACAGAATCAACCTTACCATCCTTGCCATTAGGGAATACAAATGTATCACTTAACTGGCGATTCTGATAAAGATATCCGTCTCCTTCTGTATGTGCTCCTGGTGCGAAGAAATAAATAGATGAAATCTTAGGTACTGTCTTACATGTCTGTCCACATGCGACAAGTACATTAATCTTGCGTGAGCCCTGAACAGTTTTTTCATAATATGTGCCTATATTAGTCTTTGTAGGCTTTGCCACAACTGTATAAGTGCTGTCGCTCTTAGTGTAGTATGTCTTTCCTTCTGCCACATCTGTATCTGTTGTTATGGCATACTTTGACTTAAGCGGAGCAAAGCCGCCCTCTGCAACATCCCAATCGAATCTGTCATAGAATCTTTCATCATCCACAACTTCCATAAGTGTCACACCATCAATATCAGTTACACGTGTTTCAATGCCAAGACCACCTTCTGCAATCTGAGTCATTTCAATCTTGCGTGTAAATTCCTTTGACATTTCCAGCTTATCCATAATGTCTGAAGAAACATACATGATAAGGCTTCCATTTGCCTTATATCTTCTAAGCTTTCCTGCTGCCAGAATAGCTTTAAGCTTAGCAAATACATTCTCTGTTGTGTATTCTGTAGCTGAAGTTTCAGAATGGTATAATTCTGTATTCTGTGCAGCCTGTGCAACCTTACTGAAGAATAATGCATCTGTCTCTGGTACAGCCTGTGTCTGCTCAAAGATGCGTGAAATATTCTGCATAGATGCTGTCTGATTGGTCTCATCTACATCTGCCTTGTCAACCATGAACTGTACATCCCTGTCATGTGTTACTGTGTAAGGAACATCTTTCTGGTTATATTCTCCTGTGTTCCATCCGCCTGATCTCTTGTGATTCTTATAACCGCTTACACTCATCTGAGTAAAGTGAAATGTCTTTGCATCTAACCATCTGACATTACTTGTAATAAATGGTGATGTAAGTGTGCCCTGCATAAGAATTGCTAATAATTCCGGACTCCACTGTTCTGCGTAATTCAAATTTGGCATATTGTTTTACCCTTTTAACCTTTCTTAATTAAATCTGTTCCATCTCTTTGTTGGAACATTTACATTGTTACCTGTAGAGGACTGCTGTCCGTTATTCTGCTGTCCTGCACCAATCTGAAAGCCTGCATTGCTTTCCTGTACCGGCTTAAGTGCAGGTACATCTTTGATAACCTGATCAAGTGCAGCCTTGATATTGTCCTCTGATATCTTTCCATCTGCATCCTTTGCCTTGCTGAAATCAGCCATCTTAAGTACATATGGAAGTGTCTTGGCGTTAATACCAAGTGTCATTGCTACCTTTGTAGCAGCAAGCTCAATCTGAGCCTGTTCAGCAACCTTCTGTGCTGCTGCCACTTCATTCTGAAGATTAGCATTAGCGTTCTGCTGCTGTTGTGTCTGCTGCTGCTTATTCTGCTTAAATGTTGCAATAGCCTGACTTATCTCATCTTCTGATAATCCCTGCTGCTGAAAATAGCTTTTAAGCACAGCATTCTCTTTCTTGGCAGTCGCATTATCCAGCATTGCCTGTATCTTGTCATAATCAACACCAGCCGCCTGCTGATTATTCTGATTACCCTGCTGTCCTGCCTGTCCACTATCTCCTCCAGCGTTCTGGCCGCCGTTACCATCTCCACCTTCTGCGAAGAGCTGTAAATTCATAGGTAATGTCTTTCTCATCACTCTATCTCCTTTCTTCCGTTTACCGCCCGTCGGCATTTCCCTAAAGTTTATTGCCATTAAGTTTTGGGCATAAAAAAAATAGGCACGCACAGCTTATTTGCCATGCGTGCTTAATAACTAATATTAAATTGTGTTGCACTGGTGCAACTTGGGTATAAAAATACCACCAATCTCTCGACTGGTGGCTGTTACTCTAATACTTTTTCAATTCGCTCAACTCTTAAATCTTCTGTTACTGTCCCATCTTTAGTATCAATGTCTGCAATAAAATATTTATCAGGTTCATAAATTTCTACTATGGAAGCTCTGTTTCCATCTTTTAAAAGAACTCTATCATATAATTTTATTTTCATCATTACCACCCCTATTTATCAACATACACAGAAACAAGCCTCTTATCATCACCATCTTGAATCCATGCTGTTAAAACTTTTGCTTTCTTACCATTCGGACCTGTCAATTCTAATATTTGCTCATATCTCATACCATAACCATTATCACCCTTTTCAATAAAGTTATCCTCCACAATATTATCTAAGATATTCTGCCTTAAATCTTCAAAATTATCAACCGTATATCCCAGTGCGCTCTTGAATGCTTTTGCCTTATCAGGAGCTTTCAATGGATTAAGTGAATATTGCGTAAACTTCTCGTCTGGCATCTTATTTGCAAATAGTTGTAAGTTTTGTTTTATTGTACCACTTTTGCCTACTTTTGCAACATTTTTAACTCCTGCCTTAACCTTAGCCTCTTCAATAACTTTTTCTATACCCCCAGGTATTTTCTGTCCTTTTTCCTTAGCAAGAAAACCTTCCGCGAATGCCTCATATGGACTCTCTGTGGCATATTTACTTATTTTTGCGGCTTCTATCTTAGCATTTGCAGAATAATGTGAGTTGATATCGTACTTCCAGTCACCGTTAATGAGCTTACCACCTAAATCCTTTGCACCAAATACACTTGATTTCTGAACATAATCCGCATTAGCATGTCTATGTATGAAATGACCATATTCATGGGTTAATGTATCCATGAGGTTCTCCCTGACTGCCATACGCTGTGTATTCAGCTCAATTTCTGCCTCAGCCTTATTGATAACTGCCTTTTCTCTTTCATATCCCTTTATGTTTTTATCTGATAATATCTTCTCTGCATTCTTTAGTCTCTCCTTCTGAATCTTTACAATTCCACTCTTTTCTCTGTACTCTATAAGAGAGTCTTCGGATTTCTTAACAACATCAGCATAGTTGTTAATATCATTGAATCTGTTAGATATATATATATTGTCATCAAGCCAATTATATGTAACTGTAGCATCTGGCACTTTTGACGGATTATATACAACACCTTTTGGCATAATGCCATATTTGTTCTTAAGCTTAGTTAATGCATCTTCCAATGCATCAACTGTATCAGGTGTCATTTTCTTGGATAACTTTATTTCCTCAACTGTGCCGGCTTTAAGGATTCTGTTCTGTGCCTCATTCTTATAAACCTCCTGCTTATCAAGCATATTGTTATTAAGAACTTCTACATGCTCCTGCAGCTTCTTTCTTTCAGTAGCAGACTGCCTTAATATTCTCATATCTTCATCAGTGCCAGTTCCATCAATATATACTTTCTTTTCAAGAGGCTTTTCTTTCTTAAGGCTGGCATTTATCTGTTTCTGCATATCTTCAATCTGACTCTTAATATTATTAATCTCTGTCTTGGCAGTAACTTTATCAAATTCTGAATGTTTTTTCTTCCACTCTTCCCTTCTCTGCTTGATTGTATCTTGATAATCAGAATCACTTCTGAGGCTTTCTGCTTGTATTTCCCACTGTTCTTTCTTATCAGTGTACATTTTCTTATTATCTGGATCCAGTGAAAACTCTGACAGTCTGCCGTACTGCTCCATCATTCTGCCTGCATACTGCTGCTTCTGGTCCTGCTTGTAATCTTCCTTAACCTGCTCAAGCTCTTTCTTGGAAAACTTGCTATCAGGCTCATCATCAAGTTCAGGGAAGTATGTTGTATGTACATCTTTACAGTTAGGATGGTAAAGCCCTGCTGCTATTGCCGAAGACATTAACGGATAATTACCATCACTTGCATCACCTCCACTCCACACATCATCTATGAGAATCTTTCCAACAAACGGAAGACATTTAGGACAGGCATTAGCACGCTTATTCATGATAACTGTACTAATTCCCCATGATTGTCTCATTTCGCCTTCTCCGGTCAGATATGCACGCTTGTTAGCTGTCTGAATTGCCATCTTGGCATAGTCTTTCATGGTATGCCTTGCGCCATTTGCATATTCAATACAGTTGATACCGGCTTTAAGGAAATCCTTTGTAGCCATATCTACAGCCTTCTCATATGTTCCTGCGCCCGTATTCGCATAGACCTGAGCGTTAAATATTATCTGTCGGTATTTATCCTCCGACATTCTAAGCATTGCTTTTTCTGCCCTGCTAAAATCTGACTTCGTTGCTTTAATCAGGGCATTAAGTTTTCTTGTATTGAGTCTGAAAAAAGCACCCTCAGCGCCTTGCGACACCTTAGATGCTTTCAACCCTTTCTTTAATGCTCTTAATATTTTCTGCTCCTGTTCTGTTCCACCTTCCTGCCTGGCTGCAAATATCATTGCATCAATAGAGTCATTTATGTTGCTAAATGACTTCGTGAACTTCTTTTTATTCTGTGCCTTATATTTTTCCAGAGCCTTAAGCTGTTCTACCTGCCACTGTGACCAGTTAAACCCCATATCTGTCTCTTCTGCTCTGTGGCTCGCAAGATTGCGCATCATAGAAGCAATCAGCTCATCTTCTATGGCTTTAAATGCTTTCTCTATATCATAGTCCGTATTTAACATAGGCTACCTCATTAAAAGCTTTCCACTTCAAATCCATCTAATTCTGTATTAAGTTCCGGTTCTGTCATCTGTTCAATTCCCTGTTCTGCCTTAAGCCTTGCAACTTCTTCCTGTTTCCAGTCATCATCCTTAGTGTCACCATACAGCTCATCAATGGACGCTTCTACACTCATAATGCCTCCCTGCTTGGCTTTGCTCACTGTCTCAACCTGGCTCTCAAAGCTAGGATTCGCATATTCACCAAATGTCACATCAACATCAATGTCCTGTGTTGTTGAATTATTAAGTGTATCTATCGCCTGCAATGTCATTTTTACAAGCTTCGGAAGAACCTTCTGGAGCTGATTTACAATATTATTTCTACTGTACAGCGTTGCTTTTTCCTTCTCCCTCTGTGCTTCTGCATTATCAAGCTTCTTTACATCTATTCCCAATGTAGAAGGGCTCATGATTCCCTGTAAGCAAAGGTCCAATGCCGTGATATATGTAGCAAGATACCCTTCATGTGGTATTTCACTCTGTTCTCTTTCAATCTTATAATTTGCACCTTCTGCCATAGGAGACGAATACTGTATATAAGCGTTGTCAAATGAATTTGGCAGCATAACAGCTCCATCGCTTGGATTTCGAGGAAGTAAATTCTCGGGTATATATTCCTTTGTACGGTTATGTCTTAAGGCATCCATCCACTGGCTCCATGCTTCATCCAGTGCATCAAATTCATCTACCTTACTGTCATAGATACTTTTACCTCTACCTTTAAACTTCGCTGATTTATAGAACATGAGCGGTATGGCCATCATAAAACTTTTATCTTCCCATGTTACAGGTCTTAAACCTGCAAGCTCCGGCACAGTGCTGATATCACATTCTTTATTATCTCTTGTGAGCATATATGTTATATAGCCTTTGCCATATGTTTCAAGCAGAATGTACTCTTGATTCTTAACTGTATATACTGTCTTAAACACAACCTCTTTCACTCTGCCGCGTTCTCTTATTATCTCTACCCTGTCGCCAGGATAAAACTCTATGATTGGATACTGACTGAGATTCGTGTCTATGGATAGCTTAAATGCTCCATCTCCAACAATAAGTGTATCTGATATTGCTTGCTTTATAAGCTCTGTAAAGTCATTTTCTTCCGCTATCTTATCCCAGTCTGACTGCCTACTGCCAACATCTACCTCGTTCATATCTGCAACAACAATACTTGCAAGCATATCAACCATCATTGCAGGTAATCCTACATGTATCTTTCTTATCGCTAATCCAGGAGAGCATTTTGCAGCCCAGAATCTTGTCTTGTCCCCATCAACCTGATCATACAGCTGTGACAGCTCTTCACTTACACCTCTGTACCATATCTGATTCTTAATGGCGTTACCTTCAAAGTCGAAGATTTCCTGTATATTAATTATTCCTCTCTGTGCCGGCTGCACACGCAACCATGTCCTTATTCCATCTCTTATCTTATCAGCCATAGTATTAAATATGCTCACCTCTCTCACTCTCCTATCCGTTCTCTACTCCAACTTTGTCCCTGTATGGTATCCAGCCATATTGTGTACTGTTTACCATATGATCATTTCCATCTTCCGGCTCACAGTCTTTATCTTCCAGCCAACTGTATACCTGCAGTTCCCCGGTGTAGTTCGTGCATGTATCTACAACATAATAGCTTGGCTCTTTGCCCTTTTCGTCGTTAAAGGACATCCAGCCAAGCTGTAAGTTAATTCTATCTATTATGGTTACTTTCTTATACGCATTGTTAAATATATACTGGCAGTCAATGTGTTCTCTCTTGTACTTGGCAAACTCTGTTATCGTTGCCTGATCAGCATTATCTATAAACACATTCTTTGACATTCCACCCCATTCTTTTCTGTTACGCTCCAGGAAGTCTATGTAATTCCTTACTGTATCACTTGGAGCTATTGGTATATCAAGAGCCGCATTGTTATATACCTTTTCATCCAGTACTATCAACTTGCCTTTGTTGGTTATTCCCATAAAGGACATAGCAATAGTATCAGGACTCTTGGTTGAATATGCCGTATCAAGACCGCTTGTATATATTACAAACCATTCTGTCTGCTTGTCGTCATATTCTCGCTTAATAAATGCCTTAGCCTGTTCCTTTGTAATAACATGTCTCTTGCAGAAATTAGAAAAGACAAGACCTGTAGCCTTGCCTCTTAATCCCAATATCTTGTTTTTATATATCTTGGTACCGGGAGGATAGCTCATTTTTTTCTGTTCTATCTTCTCTGGTGTCATGGATATATTATCTTCAAATGTGAAGAACCAATATACCCAGTCTTTAATAGGTTCACAACCGTTAAGGTCCTTCCATATCTCTTCCGGCACATCTGCCTTATACTTATCAATCGGTCTTGCGTGATTAATATATTCGCTGTATATGGGTAATGTAGGTGCATCTGGATTAAGAGTGCCAACAAAATATTCACTTCGTCCGAATATCTCTCGTATGAAGTCTATATTAGCTGTGTTGCACTCATCTACCCATACACATCCAAATTGTGAACCTAAGGCGTTCTTCCACTTACTGGCATTATCATAGCCAAGAATATATATTATCTTGGTACTGCTGCCAGTTTTGAATTTAATATGTGGAAGTTTATTCTCTTTATCACCGTTTCCACAGTATTCCAAATTAGGGAATATCTGAAGCAATCCCATATCAGCATTTATAATATTCTTCTCAATAACACCTGTTGTATTACCGGCTATAACATGCAGCTTCATATCTGATTCTGCTACATTCATGATAAACTTCACAGCAACCGTTGTTGTCTTACCTGATGCAGTAGAACCTTCAAGGAATTCTGCTCTTGCCGGTGTATCTATGTAATCCCAATATTTATCACTTAGCAGCACTAGGCTCACCCCTTGCCTTACGCTGAGCAAGAAGCTCTGCAAGCTCATTCTTTACAGAATCATTAATATTAGCTTCTATCTTGTCTGTAAACATACCAAGATGCTTGCCAAGAAGCTCCAATGCCCTTACCTTGTCACATGGCTTGACCTCTAATCCATCTCGTCCTTTCTTAATAACAGCTAATGCACGCTTTTGTTCTTCTGTAAGTTCTTCTGTCAATACTGGCTCTACAGTCCTGTATGTAGCAGGTTTGCCGTCCTCATTCAGTATATCCACAAGTATACCACCTACTTCTGCTTTCATCTTCTTCTCGACTACATGTGCATAATCTGCTGTATTAGAAAAAGCTATCAGTGCAAGTTCCCTGATTACTCGCTCCTGAGTAATCTCTGTCTTGCGCGATAGTTCTTTTTGTCTCTCTCCTATGTACTGTGAAATTGTAGTATTTTGTAGTAATTTTGATGCATTTGTATTTGCATACTTTTCTGTATACCCCGCCCTAATAGCCGCTTGTGTGGCATTAAGGTCTATAAGGTATTCATCACAGAATTTCCGTTGTTTATCTGTTAATCTCACACAATCAGCTCCTTTCTTGGCATACAAAAAAAGACACCAGCCTTAAGCCAGTGTCTTACCGGGGGTATTAATATTTAATAATGGAGAAATCATGCTGTCCATCATGTCCAGTTTAGATATTAACACAGACAAAACGAACAGAGCGAACAAACTTTAAATTTTTGATAAGAATCTTTCTACTGCCATTCTACAACTATCTGCTGTGTGGTGTTTTCCCATCTTTCTTGCTACCTGCACCCAAGATAAACCTTCTATGTATCTTAATGTTATAAGCCTCCGCATTCTGCTATTGTCAATTTGATTAATACATTGTTCTATGAGGTTTATCTGCGTATCTATCTTCTCTTTAATGTCTATCTGCTGCCGCTGTCGCACTAAAAGAAGTGTTCTCTTACGTGAATATGCCGGATAAGGGAAGCCTTCTACAACAAAATGCTGCTTACCTCCGTTTCCACCGGTAACACTATCCTTTTCCGTATAGCCTTCAGCTTCCATTTTATCAAGTTCTCTTTGTATCTTATCAATTGCAGCCTGTATTTCCTGTTTCTCCTTAACCAGATCATTGTACTGCTTAAGAAGGTCTTTTATATTGTTATTTTTCAAGTTATTCATCACCTACCCTCTTCTCATCTGCTGCCAGTTTTTCCTTATCCAAGATTTCTAAAATATAATACTGCTTATCTGGTTCAGCTCCCCACTCTGGTCTCCCTTTTCCAATCCTTAATCTGCATCTTGCTTTTATTGCTTTAGAATCCTTGCTATATCCATTACGGAAAATAATCTCCTGAATGCTGTCTTTCCTTATCTCCTCTGGTACTGCCTCGCCTTGCAATAACTCATATTTGCTTCTATGTGAGAAGATACTTGATGGATATATGGTTATAGCTCCGAACAGGTTCTGGAATCTTATTTCATAATATTCTTTTATTTCCCGATACTCTTCTTTCTTCTCACCTGAAAGAATCATATCAAACCATTTTTTCTTGATTGGCAATATTAGCATTATGAATCACCTGCCTTTAATTTATCTAATGTTTTCATGGCTACTTCTAACATCGGTTTGCTAGTTCCACAATTCTGGCCAGCATATGTACATTCTGTCTCTTTGAGATATCCGCACCCTATACATATTGCCTTTGCCACAGCCCTTTTCGAATCCTCTATAGCCTTATTTCTTTCCTTTCCTTTTTCAAGATAATCTGCAGCTTCATTGACATCATTATTGACTACTTTACTATTTAAAAATGCTGTTTTAAACATTTCAGCAATCTCCTTCTCGTCAACTCCGCATAAACTAGGAACATTTCTACTCATATCCCCAATGATTCTTATAAAGAAATCTTCAAATTTATCCTGCATAAAATGTATTTCAAATTCCTCTGGCATTTCTATTATTAATTTCATTTTTCATACTCCCTCCTAATAAACATCTCTCCATCGCACCAGAAGTATTCTTCTGTTGGCATATAATTCTCTATTATCGTCTTTCTATTGCATGTATATGTTCCGTCTGCTGCCACGCTGTTAGAACACTGCTCACAGCATGTATATTCATTCAGGTTCTTATGTCGTCTTCTGCTCATCCGGACACCTCTCTATCTCCACTGCAATACCGTCTTTCTTTGTTATTTTCCACATAATCGTCTCCTTC